TATTAGTAGTATCTAGTACAGCATTTAATGCTTCTTGAGATGTGTGTGAGTATGCGGCAACTGCATTGCCTGAAGAATCTAGAAGTACCTTGTTTAGTACTTCCTTTGTTGTAAAATCGTGTAAGCCAGCCATCGTTGACTCCTATTTATTCCACCACCACCGCTTATAGCCTTATATAAAATGTAACGTAATTTAATACTTACGTAGTGTAATAATCAAGATAGTATCTTATATATTATTGAAAATTTGCAGGAAGTATAGCACGAAGACCACCAGTTTTTTCACGTCTTCTATCACCAAATCTACGTACAGTTTCTAGGAATTTACCTTTATGCATTTGAGATAACTGTAATGACACAGCAGCTGTTTCGTTACCTTGGCTACCTGTCTTGTCCATATATAAACACATTTTTACGTAATCAACTATTGCTAAGTGAAAAGCATTATCTATATCAGGCGTATCTGTAATCGCTGTTACTTTCTTAGGGTCTGCCCAATAGTGAATAAGTAATCCATTAGCAACTGCGTGGTCTAAAGGTTGCCACATTTTTCTATCTGTACGTGACTCCCCACTAGATGAATAAGAAGATACAACTCCTATTGCATCTCCTTTTAAAAAGTATACTACTCTATCTTCTGGAAAATTTATATTACTAGCCATTAGTCTGGTTGCTCCACTGCTGATTCTGATTCTATATCAGATACTAAAACTTCTCCATTTAAAAGTCTTGGTATCTTTATGTAGTCCCCACTACTGTCCATAAAATCTACTCTATATATTTTATTTAATTCAAGCGTGTTACTACTTGAGTCTTGACCTGAATCTGAAATATCATAATACGTTTGGTCTTTTACTATGTTAATTTTTGCTGACATACTTTTAGTTGAGTATAATCCACACTCAACTAGCGCATCATTTATTAATGACATAATGTAAGCTTCAGGTGCATCTGGAAACACTTGACGTATTCTACTAATTATTTGTTTTACTGTTAATGAATGAACTGCCATAATTACCTCGCTAAGTAAGCTAATCCTTTATCGTAGTCAACTTGTAACTTTACTTGTTGTTGCGTATAAATATTATAATTACGTTGATTGTTTTCAAGATTTTGAGAATAAGCCTGCACTTCAGTAGTTACTTGAGCGCTATACTTATTTAATTCTGCTAAAAATTTAGATACAAGGTCATCGTTATTTTGTATAGCTGCTTGTAAAGCTTGAGATTTATTTTGTAAATCTAAAGCTTGGTCTTGAGCTTTGTTAAACTTATCTACGTCTATTGCTTGAGATGCTTCTTGTTGCGCATCAGCTGCATCAAGTTGAGCCTGTGTTAATTCAACTTGTAAGTCTGTATTGTGCTTTGCTAGTTCTGCTTGAACATTAGCTTGATACTTTGAATTTTCTTTATTGAACTCATTCAACTCGTTATCAATATCTATCCTATAAGAATTTAATAACTGAGATTGTTTTTGTAATTCAATAGATGCTAACTCTACGTCTTCATTTGTAACAAGCATTGCATCAAAATCATTACCACTTCCAAAATTAACAGTAGTAGCAGGTTTACTATACGCAGGAACGTTACCACTAATGTCAGCTTTTGAAATCGTAGAAACTGTAATTGCACTTACAGCGCTTGTACTTGCGTCTGAGTTACTAGCGGCTACGTATGATAGAGTTGCTAAACTAGGAGCGCTAGGTGCAGATGCAGATATACTTAAGTCTGACTTTATAAAACTACTTATTTTATTTTGTAAAGATTTAATAGATGCATATAGTGATACTAAATATTCTCCATCATCTGGAAACTTTGCTATTGCAGAATCTCCAAAAGCTACTGTTGGGTACGCTAGTGTTTCTACGACTGCAAGGTTAGAGCCTGTAGGCGTTGGTATAATTTTTAATACATTGTTTTCTATATAGTAAACAGGGTCACTAATTGAAGCTGCTATCATATCACTAGCATCTGAAGCCCTACCACTTAAAGCTGGAGATATTCTTCTACAAGGTTGATTTATTGTTCCATCACCTCTAATTACACTAAATACTTCTGAGCCTAATAATGTTAATTGAGTATTTCCAGCACTACCATTTAAGCTATTGGAAGTGGTAAACATTTCTTGTTTATTTCTAGGTAATGCATTTAATACCTCTTTAGCACCATCAGTTAAAAACTGTGTTACCTCATTTTGAGTAGGTGCGCTACTGCCATCTATTGAAAGACCTGTAAGTCCTTCTACTTGTACTTCAAATGTTGCCATTAATATCCGTATTTCTTCTTAGTTATTTTCTTTTTCTTACGTGAAACTTTTTTCTTTTTTGCTGGCGGTTTATTTTTCATTGGCTTTTTATACATCATACTTTATATTACCCCATTTTTGTTTTTGTAATCGTTTAACTGAAGTGTCCATATCTTCAGTTCTAAAATCTATTTGGTCTTTACGTATTGCAGTAGCCCAAGGGTTACCTTCTCTAATTACAAACTGAGTAGAGTACAAAGGCTCTGAAGCTTTTTGCCCACAACTACGACAATAGAACCATCCTTCTTTGTTTGGTTCACCACAATTTATACATTTTTTTTTCATACTATTCCTTAGTTTAGTTTTGGGGAGAAACTTTTATTGAATCTCCCCACAGTACTATTAAACTGTTATCCTTATTTATTCGGATTGTTAAGCAATTGTGTCTGCTCCTGTTGAAAATGCAGAATCAGTTAAGTCAGCTACTACGCCCTGAACGTACCATCTTGAACCATCACTAAAGATGTCAAAAGTATTTCCGGGGTTTGCACTAGCAGTATTAACAATGAAATCGTCGTTAGCAACGGCTTGGTCGCCTGCTGCTCCGTCAACTTCTTGAATCATTCCAACATTAGCAAGGTTAGCACCAGAGCCTAAGTCAATATTTACAATATGACTCATACCTCCGTCTGCACCTGCTACTTGCTCACTTAACACTATCTTACATTGCCAACCGGCTAAGCCTACGTCAGGAAGACTGACTGTAGTATTAGCTGCTGGGTTTACTAAGATAATCTTACCAGAATCTTCTTCTAGTAAAGTGCTAGTAGCTGTTACAATTTTTATATTTGCATCCAAATATACTTTACCGTAATCGCCACTACTTTCATTTAATACACTACTTCTAGCCATCTTATACTCCTTCCAAGTCGTACAATGCGTGAGACTCAGGAAGACAAACTTCAAGACCTGCTTCGGTAAGAATCATATCTTTCCTTAAGTCTTCGTCTTTTGACTGCACGTCTGTTACGATTTGAGTATCTCTGTTATAACCATTTCCAATAAGAGGTCTGTACATTAAGTACTTCATATCAGCCATAAGCATATAGCTTGCGCTGATACCTCTGAATAGAGGCTCTTTAACTAAGTTAAGCGTTCCGTGAACTGTATCAATCATCATAACTTTATGTCCAAAAGAACCAGTACGAGATTCCATTTGATAAGGAAACCCTCCAGAGTTATGACCTATTGATGAATCAAGAAATGCGTTATCACCTAGTTTATTAAAAAATGAAATAACAGGCAGTGAACAAAGTACTAACTTATCACTTGAACTACCACGAGCAGGGTCAAAAATGACTTCAAGGTCACTTAATAGTCTGTCGTAAGTAAGTTCTGCGTCAGCTACTCTTCTGTAATAAGACTTACCTGAAGAGTATGAGAAATCATCAGTAGCTTCGTGTAATGGGTCTACATTTTTTAAAATGTTACCTATAATACCTTCTGAGTATTGGATTCCACCAACTCGTGCTTTTTGTCCAAAGAGCATTGCTCTTTCTATGTCTACTTTATGCTCACGTAGTTTTTCTGACCAAATACGATTCCATTCGTATTCGTAACCTCTGAATCGAGTTGCCAATGCAGTTCCAGTCATCTCAGCAGCTGTTTTAAAGATTTGAGTATATCCATAATTATCTTCAATTTCTGTTGAGAAAACGTCGGGCGCACCAGAACCTTCTTCAAAAGAAGTACCAATTACTTGACAGTCATCATTGTCTGTTAAGACACCAGCACCAGCTGGGCCTGCGTTAGAGATAGAAACAACTTGTCCTGTAAAAGAACTAGATGTTCCTTGGTCTGTAACAGCAGAGGCTACACGAACAATTACTTGTCCTATTCCGGTAGATTCATCCGCAGATTGAACTGCAAATACCATACCTTTTTGTAACCAATCAACAGATGCTCCACCACTATCAACGGACAAACTATAAGAGGTTCCAGCAACAACAGCATCAGTACCGTTAGGCGTAGCTGCTAATGCAAAACTTCTATTTGTCCAGTTAATTGGATTTCTATTTTCGAGGTAACGAAATACTGAATCGTCCGTAGGTACTTTATTAACCTGACTAAGATATACAAAGAACGGTGACTCTTCTGGAGTCAGTTCGTGTACTCTATCGCCAAAGTTATAAATCCGCCTACGGTCAGGGGCTGTCCCTGTGCCAGAATCACTAGCTGTAGTCGAGGCTGTAATGTCAGATGCTTTTAAACCACCTGAGTTGTATGATATAGCCATAATATTCTCCTATGCTATGTTTATGTTAAGGCAATCTTCCAGCTTTAGACGCTCCCATAAGAGTGTCCCAAGCTTTCGATTCGTTCGACTTACGTACTGGAACTTGATTGCTCTGAGTTCCTGCTGTACGTGGAGCCGCTTGTTTCGTTTGTGGAACTTGTACGGTTTGTCTTGACATAGATTTTCCTGTTTGTTCACGCCAAAGATTTACTAACGAACCTACTGGTACGTTAGATTTTGGTTGTGACACAAAATCAAGAAACTCATTAATGTCATTGTCATTCATATTGTGACTATTACGTAGTTCATTCCGTGTGTTATTCATTGTCATTTCAGATTGCATACGTCCGATTTCTTTATCTACTACACTGTGTACTAGCTGTTGTTCTCTTTCTGTACGCATCTTATATGACGCTGAATCTGGTTTGTAGTATGCATCCCAAGGGTTAAACTCGTCCTCGGACATTTGCACCTGCTCTGGTTGGGGTGTTTGTTTTTGATTTTCCTGTTGTATACTGAGGTACTCTGTAATGGAAGATTGTAACTTTGCATTATCTGCACTTGATTTGTCATACATTGACTGCCATTTCTTTACCTCATCCTCTAGCGGATTAGACTCAACTTGTTGTTCTTCTACAAACTCCTGTCCATCTATGTTTGCGGATGTTTCCTGTTCTTGTTCGATTTGCTGCTCTACGACAGCATCTGCATTAGCTTCAGCCATATTGTTTTCCTTTTTTTAAAATGTCTCGTCATCTTCTGGAACAGGACTACTCATACTACCGAGCATAGCATCTTGCTGGCGTGCGATAGCATTTTGTAATCTTTCCGATTCGAGCTTCACTTTTGTTGTTAGTTCGTTGGCATTTATTCTCTTATCAGCTCTGGCGTCTGATGCTACATTACCGAGTTTAGATTTAAACTTTTGAACCTCAACTCGTTTTCTGTCAGCAACTGACTCCCTTCGGGCGGTTTGCAAGTCTCCTTGCAATTCTTTTAATTGCTCTTGTAATTGAGCATTTAATCCTTGTAATTGTTCTATTTCCCCTGACCTTTTCATTATACCTTCTTTATCAAATATTTCTGGATTCTTTTTTAAGACCTCAAGTTTATCAACTATACCCATTTGGTATGCCTCTAAATATACATTAAGTTCTGCATATTTGGAAGTAGGTAACGTAGAACCCGGAACAATACGTATGTCGTGCTGTTCAATATTGTTTTTATCTTTTTGTATATCTATGATAGTTTGCGTTACGTCATCATACATATTAACAGTAACTTCTGTTAAATCATTGTTTGGTTGTGCTGTTCTAAAATATTTCTTATACGTATACTGTTGTTTAGACATTGCGTAAACAACACGACCTAATTTTATAATACTATGTTCTACATCACGTAGCTTTGACTTACTACGTTCAGAGCCTAGCGCAACCATTTGTTGCGTACCCTTAAATGTTTCTGGCCCTTTATCTGCAACACCGTGCATTATTTCTGGTATACCAAATATAAAATCTATATAAAACTCACATTGTTGTATTAATCTATAAAACTCTCCAGACAAGGGAGTAGGTGACGGATAGTGAGGTTCTCCTTGTGAGCTATCAACTTCTATAACAGCATTAGGATTTGCCCAGTCACGTTCTAGTTGGTCTAGTCCATTTACTGCACTGCCTACAGGTACAAGTAATTTTAAACCTGCCGATGCTTGTGCGTGTGATAATGCTAGTGACCATAACTTATTTAACAATCTTTGCATTGGTAACGCCCTAGATACGTCAGACCTAGGGTATGGAGTCTCTGTCCAGTTATTAGGAAAGGCAACAATAGGATAGTCTTTTAAGTTTAATGTGTATTCATCTAATACTATCTCACCGCAAGTTACCATAACAGCTACTCTTGTTTGTAAAAAAGCTTCATAAGATAATAAATTTCTTTCGAAGTCTACAGCTCGCTCATCTGATATTATTAAGAACTCTTCTTCGTTTAATACAGATTCTGCACCTGTTTGATTATCTATAAGTCTATAGAAGGTAACTTTCTTTTTATAAAATCTTTCTAAAACTTGATACTTGTTTTCCCTATAGTAATCATAATCTTTAGTTTCTGACGGTGTATATACATCTCTTGATAGTTTATTTTGAGTATTAGGAAAGTCTTCATCTGAATACGTAGATATATCATTTAAGATACTATCTAGTTCTTCTCCTGTTTCTTTATCTATCGTTGAACCAAGTTCTGGGTAGAGGTTCACAAGTTGCTCACCTGTTAAGATAGTAGACAAAATAATGCCATCGGCATCACCAAACCATCTATCTCTTGAAGAAGGAGGAACGTAAACCCTAAAAGGATTGATGTGAGCAAACCTTACGTCGCCCCTACCCATATCTGCTTCACTGTCAACATATACGTATAAGTACCCAATGCCAACAGTTGAAAAATCGTGTATTGCTTGCTTTACTTGAGAGTCCCCATCTGACCCTTCCCATATAGAACCAAGCATTGTTTGCCATACTTTAGCCATCTTTACGTCACTATCCTCACGAGGCATAGCAGTAAACACTGGCGGCCTTGCTGTCATAAAAGATTTTAACTTTTCTACAGCAGGAGATATTCTATCCATAGGAATATCTGCTTGATTACGTGACTGTAACTCGTCAGACTCGTCAGAACTAAAGTGGTTACCTAAATAAAAATCTAAATCTTTACGTGCTTGAGAATCCCAAGAGTCCCTAGCATCTCGCCATCTTTTAAATAATTCTTCGTTGTATAACGCTTTCGGGTCGTATTCCATTAAACCCTTGCGCCTGTAAGCCAGTTATATGATTTCAATTTTTTCCTCACTTTAGATATTGTATCTGAAGCACCTTTCTTAAACCTGCTACTAGCAGGTGGTCTTGCAAAGTAATCAGCATAATACAACGCATCCATTAAGTCATCGTGCTTCGAAACGGGATGTTCAAACATCTCATCAACTAAGTCTGTCATAGATTTGCGTATGTATAATTTTTTAGAATTTACTATAGCTCCTAACGAAGTTTCAAGTCTATCTTGTTTTTTTATTCCACCCGGAGGCTTTACACCTTTAAAGATACCCGGCATTAACCTTCTATCTGTTGACGCAAGTCTTGTTGTCATATCACGTACCATCTCCTGAGCAGCTACTGTTTCTATCGTAACTCTACGCACAGGTGCATATTTATTTGCGTATTGTATAATTATTTCAGGTAAATCAAATGTAGGTATGCGTTCTCTGTAGTAATCAAGTACGTATCTATTCTTATCTGAATCAACACCTATAACAACTATTGCTTGATAGTCAGACGTAGAAGTTGCAGTTGCAGCTATGTCTACTCCTATGTAAACGTTTATTGGTATAGACTCGCCTTTTAAATCTAAGAAACAAAATCTATCTTGGCTTTTAAATATACCATTGTGATATTTAATTCTATCTATTTTAAACGAAGCAGAAGAAGCATCACGTGCGTCATTCATATATTCTTGCGCAAACTTGTTTAACATACCGGCTTCAGCAAATTCAGCTTTCTTACGTTCTAGTTTACTAAGTGGAAACTGTTCTTCCCATATTGGCTTTTCGTTTTCTATAGCTCTATAAAAGTTTAAATCCCAAGGATATGATTCTTTATTTTGCTTTGCTTCATTAAATCCGTCTATTGTCATCTGTAAAAAACTATCAAAGTGTACGATTGTACCTGATAACCATATCCAACCTTCTCTACCCGGTGATTCTTCTAGCGCTGGGTATACAGTAGATACAACCCATTTCTTTATTTCTGAGCGCCTTTCAGGTGTTTTAGTATTTAACTCTGATTCAAAGTCATCTAAAATAATACCAGTGTACCTTACATCTATTTCTGTACGTCCACGTAGCCTTTGACTGGTACCCT